GCTTTGGAGCTGGGTGCTACTGTTAGTACCTCTCTCAAAGAGGAGGCTATTCAGCTTTCAGGGCTGTACAACCCTAACAGCGTAAAACAGCTTGCACAGTGGCTTGAGGAGCAGACAGGAGAAGAAATCACTAACCTTCGTAAAGAAACTGTAAGCAGCCTGTTAAACCGTGATGCAAACAGTGATGAGGTAAACCGTATGCTTGCTATCCGGCAAGAGCTGGGTAAAACCTCTATGAAAAAATATGACGCCATTGAGGAGTGCGTCTGTCCTGACGGCAGAGTTAGAGGACTCCTACAGTATTACGGTGCTAACCGTACCGGGCGCTGGGCTGGGCGTTTGGTGCAGGTACAGAATCTACCACGCACCTACACAGAGCCGCTGGACCTTGCACGTCAGCTTGTTAAACACAGGCAGCTTGACGGGCTGAAGGTAGTATACGGCTCAGTGAATGACACCCTCTCACAGCTCATCCGTACTGCCTTTGTCGCACCTGAGGGACACGTCTTAATAGATGCGGACTTTTCCGCTATTGAGGCCCGTGTTATATCGTGGCTTGCAGATCAGGAGTGGCGGCTTGAGGTTTTCAGAACACACGGCAAAATCTATGAGGCCTCTGCCTCTCAGATGTTTGGTGTTCCCCTTGAGCTTATTAAAAAGGGTAATCCTGAGTACGCTCTAAGACAGCGCGGCAAGGTTGCTGAGCTGGCATTAGGCTATCAGGGCGGCGTTGGTGCAATGCGTAACATGGACTCTGGCGGACTGCTTGCAGACCTGCCGGACGAAGAGGTACAGGACATTGTAAACCGCTGGCGTGAAGCTAACTCTAAAATCCGTGATTTGTGGTACGCCTTTGACAGTGCAGCCGTTCAGGTTATCAACTATGGCGGCTCTGTCAAAGTAAGATGCTGCACCGTTGCAAGAGAGTATGACTGTGTGCAAGGTACTACTTGCCTGACAATTCTACTCCCTTCAGGACGAAAACTCTATTATGTTGATCCTGCTATTGGTGAGAATCGCTGGGGCAATCCCTCTATCTCCTATATGGGTATGGATCAGACCACTAAGAAGTGGAAACGCATTGAAACCTACGGCGGTAAGCTGGTGGAGAACTGCGTTCAGGCTATAGCCCGTGATTGTCTGGCTCAGGCTATAGACCATTTGGAAGAAGCAGGCTATCCTGTGGTATTCCACGTGCATGATGAGGTGGTTATTGATATAGCCCCTTATGCAGACAATGAAACAATGCTTAAATCCGTTGTGGAGATTATGGCACAGCCTATCCCGTGGGCGCAGGGCTTACCGCTTGGTGCTGAAGGCTGGGTAGGTACATTTTTCAAAAAAGATTAAATGGAGGCAATCTTATTATGAAAACGAATTATATAAACCTTTTGAAGCTGACGCTCATTATCGCAGCTATGGTAGCTATCGCAGTAACCGTAATCGGCATACTTGCTACACCGGTGGTGTTGGCAATTCACTTTTCGTGGTACTGGCTTTTCCTGTACTTGGGTTATCTGTTGGTAGCTCTTTATATCGTGGTTTGCATTGACGCTAAGGTAGGAGGTACACGCAAATGAGAATCGTATCATCCGGCTTTGAAATCCTCACTCCTGTTGATAGTGAGGCAATCCTGAAGCACATTGAGCTTTGCGGACGTACCTGTTACAAGTCTGAAAAGAAAATCACGGATGAGTCCTGCCGTACCTTCGTGCAGAGCATCATCAAGAGAGGACATGAAGCTGTCCTTGAGCATTTCAATATCACAGTAAAGTTTATCTGTGATCGTGGTGTATCTCACGAAATCGTGAGGCACAGACTGGCTTCCTACTGTCAGGAGAGTACACGCTACTGCAACTACTCCAAAGACGATTTTAGCGGTGAGATCACCGTTGTAGAGCCTTTTTACCTCCAGCCTGACACTCTTGCCTACAACAAATGGAAAGAGGCGTGTGAGGCTACTGAGGCGGCTTATTTCAGCCTTTTGGATTGGGGCTGTACTCCGCAGGAAGCAAGAGCTGTTTTGCCTAACAGCCTCAAGACAGAGGTTGTGATGACCGCTAACCTCAGAGAGTGGCGTCATTTCTTCAAGCTACGTTGCGCGCCGGCTGCTCACCCTCAGATGAGAGAGGTAGCTACACCGCTGCTCCGCGCCCTGCAAAAAAAACTGCCTATTGTGTTTGACGGCATTTTGGAGGGGTAAGGTATGGCAATAGAAAAGGATGGTGGCTTTTATACGCCTGTATGCGATAACTGCTATGCAGAGCTATGTGAACAGTACACCTTTGAAGATGCCGTGGAGCATTTACGATCCTGTGGCTGGGCCACGGTTAAAGATGAACACGGAGAATGGAAAAACTACTGTCCTAAGTGCGAGCATGAACTGTTAAAAAGCCTCTATCCTTCGGCAGCAAATGATTTTGAAGGAGTGGTTTAGTATGGTTTTTAATAGATCAAAGCCCATAAGACTTATAGAGCTTTTTGCCGGCATAGGCAGTCAAGCAAAAGCGCTAAGTAATTTGGGCCTGCCTTTTGAACACTGGAGAGTATGTGAATTTAATGAGGATGCCGTTAAGTCCTATAACGCCGTCCACCACACGAACTTTTCTCCTTCTGATATTACAAAACTAAGAGCAAGCGATTTAGGTATATACGATACTGCACACTACAATTACCTACTCACTTATTCATTTCCCTGTCAGGACCTATCAAACGCCGGCAAGGGTAAAGGTATGGAAAAAGGAAGTGGTACAAGAAGTGGTCTACTGTGGGAGGTAGAACGCTTATTGAATGAGTGTAAGGAATTACCTCAAATTCTGCTTATGGAAAACGTGCCACAAGTACACGGTGAAAAGAACAAAGCGCACTTTGATAAATGGCTTGAGTTTTTGAACAGCAAGGGGTACACAAATTTTTGGAAAGACCTAAACTCCAAAGATTATGGAATACCACAGAACAGAAAACGCTGCATAATGGTATCTGTGTTGGGCTTGCAAGCTTACACGTTTCCTGCAGCTATTCCGTTGCTAAAAACAATGGGCGATCTGTTAGATGATGAAGTGCCGGAGCATTACTACCTAACGGAGAAAAAAAATGTATAAGATCGCTAATTGGAAATCGCAGCAAAATCCCCTTGAACGTGTAAACGGCCACAATTCTATATCTCCCACACTTACCGCCCGTGGTGCTGGTGAATACCACAGCGGAATGGTTTTAGTATCTCCTCATTTGGATAGGACCGAAAATTTAAGAGGTAGCATTTTGCAAAGAGAAGTTTGCAGCAAAGCTGTTGACCTGACAAAACCTTTTGAAATGATCGACTACACCTACTCAAATGCAAGACTAAAAGAGATGCAAGGGGGGGGCTTGAAAGTGAAAAACAAAACTGACACCTCTATAAGCTGTACCCTTACAACCCATTTAGATAATTTTGCTGTGCGTTTGCCCGGTGATATGTTTCGTGTTATCACTCCGCTTGAAAGTTGGCGCTTAATGGGCTTCGATGACGAGGACTTTCACCGTGCGGCAAGAGTTTGTGATGATAAACAATTATATCAGCAAGCTGGTAACTCTATCGTTGTCAACGTGCTAATGGCCGTACTCGCTGAGTTGTTTTTGCCGGAAGAAGCCCACTCACAATGGTTAATTGACCTACTAAACAAAGAAGGAGAATGAAAATGTTTGAAAAAGTAAACCCGGCTCACCCAGATAAAATTGCAGATAGGATTGCAGGGGCTATTGTAGACCTTGCTTACACCGTGGAAGAAAACCCTAAGATTGCTATTGAGGTTATGATCGGCCACGGGATTTGTTATATCATAGCCGAATCCTCGGTTAATATCGACACCATAAAAGTTTGTCAGGCTGTACATAGAATTACCAACTCAAGTGAAATGGTGGTTAATTTCAGGTGTGTGAAACAGGACGTCCACCTTGCTAATAATCAGGCAATGGAAGTACGCTGTGGTGATAACGGCATTTTCAAAGGTGTGCCTCTTACGGATGAGCAGAAAGCTCTATCCTTTATTGCAAGGGACTTGTATAGTGTCTATCCTTTTGACGGCAAGTATATCCTTGACGAAAGTACAGACCGCTTTATTATTTGCCAAAGCAATGCTGACACAGAAGCCTTGAGAGAACACGCACCCAGAGCCGTTATCAATCCTCTTGGGTATTGGACCGGCGGCCCTGATGTGGATACCGGCGCAACCAATAGAAAACTTGGCTCTGATATGGCAGATAGTGTAACGGGCGGAGGGCTACACGGAAAAGACCTTTCAAAAGCAGACGTGTCCGTAAATATTTATGCCTTCCTAAAGGCTCAGGAAACAGGAGAAACCATTTCTTTGTGCTGTGCTATTGGTGATACCACTGTTGATAACAAAAAGTATTCTGAGATTGTAGAAACCGCAAGAGCTTATATCAAGTCCGTAGGTGGATTTGAGAAGTTTGCGGAATGGGGGCTTGTATGAAAATCTTTTTACAGGTAGTCCTGATTGCCTTAGGCGTTATCTTCAGCCTCGGTATTGTAGGCAGCAAGGACAGCAAAGAGAGATACTGTTTTCTCGCAGCAGTGGCGGTGCTGTTTGTTTTGGCACTGCTTAGCTTTATTCTGATTTAGGAGGTGCTGAGGATGAATAGAGCTGAGGTGCTTGCCGCCGCTGAAAAATGCGTTTGCGGTAAACGTCAGGAGGACTACGGTACTCCTGAGGATAACTTTACCACCATAGGCCTTTTGTGGAGCGTTTACCTTCGTGCAGCTCACCCTGAGCTTGCACAGGTGCTACCCATTAACGGCGTTGAAGCAAAAGACGTTGCAGTTATGATGTCTTTGCTGAAGGTTGCAAGAATAGCTACAGGATCAAGCCCTGATAGTTTTGTTGACCTTGCCGGATATGCGGCGTGTGCCGGTGAGATTGCTACACAGGCAGACGAACAAAAAAAACGCCCTGCAAATAATACCTGTGTTGTTTGCGGTGATGTTATTCCTGAGGGCCGGCAATACTGCCCTTCACACGATACCAATAAGTGCAAATAATCTAACGAACAGGAGTAAATCACTATGGGCGATATGAAAGAAATGTTTGAGGGGTACAAAGAGCTGCACCGTCAGCGTGTGGCTAAGAATCCTGACCGCATAGCTTACGCCGTAAAACAGCTTGAGCAGCACGGGATTGAGTACACCCTTAAAAACGAAGCTACCGGGCATTTTCACTGCCACCGTAAGACAGACGATAAGCTGATACAGTTTTGGGCTGGTACGGGTAAGATTATGGGCTATACGAATTTGCGCGGTATTCACAACCTGATAAGGTTGTGTGAAGGTGAAAACCTTAAAGACCTGATCCAAATTAAGTAAAGGAGGTAATTGACGTGGTGCAAAAGAAACGCTACTACTCTATAAGTTTTTCAGGCGGAAAAGATAGTACAGCTCTCTTGCTTGAGTGGCTGAAAAGGCACATTTGCGACCACGTCAATTATCCTCTGGACGAAGTGCTATACTGCGACACGTGGAAGGAATTTCCGTCTATGGTAAAGCACATAGCAGAGATAGAAAAGCTGGTATTGTCAGCAGGTGTAAAGTTTACCCGTGTTCAAAGTGAGAAGTCCTTTGACTATTATCTGTATGAGCATAAAATTAACAAACGCACCAAAAAGCATATCTACAAAGACGTTGACCTTGTAGGCTACGGCTGGGCTGGTAGCCGTTCTCGGTGGTGTACAAGCAAGCTAAAGCAGGATGTTATTGCCCGCCACTATAAAGCTCTGGAGCAAGAGTATGAGGTTATACACCTCATAGGAATAGCAGCAGATGAACAGTACCGGCTTGAAAGACCGGGAAATCAGCGCTCAGACCACTTACACCCTCTTGTAGAGTGGGGTTGGACCGAAGCAGACTGCTTAGCTTACTGCTACCGCTTTGGGTACGATTGGGACGGCCTCTACACTGTGTTTGACCGTGTAAGCTGCTGGTGCTGTCCTTTGCAACCGCTTGAGGATCTGCGTAAGTTGAGAAAACATTTCCCCGAACTGTGGCAAGAACTTAGGGAAATGGATAAAAAGACTTGGAGAGTTTTCAGTGGTTACAGGACCGTTGAGGATTTGGAAAAGCGTTTTACTCTTGAGGAGCTTTACATAGCTAACGGAAAATCCATACGCAGTAGAGAGTTTTTCAATGAGTATAACAGAATTGCCCCCCCCCTGCCGCCTGAGAGTGGAGTAATGAAATTAGAAGTATCACAAGGAGGCTGATACCTATGTCAGAGAAAGACTGGACGGGAAACAGCCGAACAACACACGCAATACTCGGTGCAAGGAATTACGCACAGAATGAGCGTGAGGTAAATGACTACTACGCCACAGAGCCTAAAGCAGCTCAGTTGCTTATGGAGGT